GTTACGCATCAGACTGCAAATCTGAGTACATCGGTTCAATTCCGATCTAGGCCTCCAGGTCATTACGAATATGTTTTGTAAAGCATGTAGTCTCTTGGCGTGCATCATGGCATAAGTATCTTTTGTAGATACCATTGTATTCTTCAAGGACCCAGCCTTTATCATTCCGCCAAATCTCTTTATTACATTCTTTACATTTGCCAAGTAAAGCATCCTTGACTGGACGCATTAGTTGAGTAGTGGATTATTCTGAGAAACTTTTAGTTCATTAATACTCATCTCAAGAAATTTAATATAGCTGTCTTGAACACCTACAGTTTCTTTAAGTAATGATATATCTTCATTGATCTTAGATAGATCTACAGTTTCATTAACTATAAATTCTTTGTTTTCTATTTGGCTTAGTCGTTCTTCAAAACTACCAATGGATATAAACACACCACCAATAGTTAATACGACACCAATCAAAGCAGCTATGCCTGTTAGTTTAGATACCATTGAGTTCATTTAGTTTCTCCTTATAAATTAGATATGCTTTTAAAGACGCATCATTAGCCTTTTTAAGCTTGATATTGTGATTAGTAATAGGATCATTAGCACCTAATGATACCTGGTTGTTATAGATCGTTCTGTCATAGCCAGCTAAGACTACCTGGTTGAAGAAGTTAGGGTTGCCATCAGGCAGCTGTCGGTTATCAAACAAAGCTGCGTTCATAGTAGCATAGCTTGATAGATCAACTTGGTTAGCTATCATAGCTCGGCTGACTAATTCATTAACTACTTCTAATGTAACTGACACTCTTAAAGTTTCATCTTTAATTTTATTTGCAATGGATTGTTCTACGGCTGCCACATCTATAGTTATTTCTTGTCGTTCAGGTTCTGTATTTTCTTCCACTGGTTCTTCAACTTCTTCTTGTGGCTCGGCTTCAACGACAGCTTCTTCTTCTTTAATGGTTTCTTCTTGGACTTCTTCTTCTTGCACTGGCATTGGCTGTTCTTCTTGCACTGGCATTGTTTCTCCAACAACTTCTCCATTATCCAATTCAGGTTCAGGCTCAACCATTGCAATTTCTTCTTTAGGTAATTCATCATTAGTACTGGTTTCCAATTCGGGTTCATCATTCGGTCTTGTTTCAATAGCAATTTCATTAGGGTAATCATTTATAATTTCTTCTGTTGGTGATAGTAACGCTCCAGTAGGACTATTTATAACTACAGGGGTTAATAATGTAGCAATTGGTTCAATTTTTGTTGGTATATCTAGTTCAGTTCTTAATATAGCAATAGGTTTTTCAATAACTACTGGTGGTAATAATATTGCAGTTGGTAACTCTACTTCAACTACAGGTGTTTCTATATCTTCAATTATATTTATTAAATCATTTTCAAATACTTCAATCGTTTCTGCTACTTCCTCGACAGCTGCTGGACAAGTGCTGGGAGTTTTCTGCCAGCAGTATTCAATAGCAGTTGATGATGAGTTAGTTGTAGTACCATAAGTAAGACTCAATTCAGGATTCTTAATATCTGCAGCTCTGTGTCCACTAGTTATCTCATGTGTAAAATCAAATCTAACTTTAACAGAACCATTGGTACTAGTGTTAGCACCGATACTCATTATATCTTCGTAGTTAGTATAGGCAGTAGTAGCATTACTTGAGATTGTTCTAGTTTGTGTAGTCGTCTCATCAGCATCATTAGTATATGACTGACTCATTATTACAGACTGTTGATTCTTATTCCAAAACCAAATGTCAGCAGCTAACTTAGATGTAAAGCCTTCAGATAAACTATTACTTAAACCACCATCTGCTTGATGTATTTTTGTTTCTACATACTTACCATGTACACCTGCAATAGTTCCATTGCCATGTCTAGTTGACTGATTAGTTCCAAACCAAGTACCATCAGTAAAGTCCTGACTAATTAGATTACCAGTAGTAGTGTAGCTAGTATTGTATGTAACTGTGGTAGTAGTCTTGTCACCTGGATTAGGTAGGTTCTCTGTAATTGTAACTACGTCTGCGTTACTCGTTACCGAGTTTAATAGTACCACCAGAATAATTAATAACCTGACTATCATCTATATCCTTTAATATTTCATTATCTATTTGTTCTGTAATGCGTAGAGTCTTAACATACTCCTCATAGTCTGGTCTTAGCTTACCATACTTTTCCCATTCAGTTTTTGCTTCACTACCAATTTTTGAATTGTAAGGACAGTAAGTACCTGCCATGTGCATTGCACTAAACACTCTTGAGTCTTGACACATAATAGCAATCGCAGCAACTTTCATGTTCATGTCATGCAGAGCTTTAGCTAGTTTAAGTCTTTCACAATTTAAATCACGCTTAGTCATACCAAGACTAGCACCAAACGAAAAAGTTTGACCACCAGCAGATATACCTACAGTACATAAGTCTTGCGACATACTAGATATAGCAGGAGCTGATGCACTAGGTACTACTCTGGAATCACCAGTGTATGCATTAGTTGTATTAGTTGTATTGGTATTACTACTTGACCCTGTGCTATAGGTAGTGCTAGCAGAAGATGAGTAGCCTCCTGTTATGGCTGTATTTGAGCCACTAGAATTTACCTGATCATTGTCAGTTGCACCAGAACTAGTAACATCTGCTATTGCAGAATCCATTAATGCACTAAAAGCCCACAACATACCTACTGTGATAACTACAGCTATACCTATACTTCTCATCATACTTCTTCTCCATATCTGCTCTCGCAGTAAAATTCAAAACCTGTCATCTCATCAACGTAGTCAATAAGGTGTGGAGCTAACAACTCAACCTTATGGTCGGTAATAAATTCCCAACACGCCCAAGTATCGTCAAATGATTTTAATTTATATTCTCTAGTAAGTTGTTCTCCACCACTAAATGTCAGCATGATGGTTATAACAAAGAACATCATTTTTTAACTAATGATCCACCAAAGTATAAACCAATAATAGCTGATACAAGGTTAGTATCTAATGGGGTTATGACGATACCTCTATGTGCCATAGGTACCCACTTCATAATTTCTTTACCTTCTAAAAATAAGAAGCCAGGTTTAAATTCTGTGTAACCTACAATCACTTGTGCTTGTGGGTCTATTAAGGGAAGTATCTTTGGTAAGACTACAATCGAGAATACTGCTGTTAAAGCAATAATACGTCTAGTCCACTGGAAGCCTACGTTTTCGTATTCACGTGCTTCTTTAAATATCTCTGCTTGTTTATCAGCTCTTGCCAATAACATTTTTTGTTCAGATTGTTTGGCTTTAATAGATTGCGACCATACAGTCATCAATCCACCAAGCATGGTACTACCCAGCATGGTAATCATTTCAAATGGCATTAGTGCCTCCTATTTAATTGTATATCCTGTCGGCTGGGTCGATAAGTTGGGAGTCTTGTCAGGTTGATTACCTGAAAGAATATCTTCTATGTTTTTATTTATGTACCAAATTACTGAACCTATAATACTATCTCTAGTAAAAGTGTCCGAAATATCTTTTAGTGGACAGCCATACTGTAATAGTAATGATACTGCCTTACTAGAACTGCGAAGTTCTCTATCTAATGTAGACTCTGACTTTTTAGTTTTAATCCATACAGCTACAGGTAAAATTCCATTTTTATCAAATACATAATCAAGGATAGCATTGAGAGGATTTTCGTCTACTGTAATTCTCACATTATGTGAGTACATTCTGTTTGGTGTTTGAAATCTTGCCACTTCAGTCATTTTCTAATTCTATCAACATTTGCAATACGTGTATTGCTTTGTTGAGGTTTTCAATTCGAGAGCCTTTTTTTCTAATGATATACTGAATAGCATCGCCTTCAGCTTTACCTATTTTATTCTTTATAAAAAATTCCATAGGTTGAATCTTGAAGTCTAAGTAATGTTCACCACCAACTTGTTCATAAAACGAACTCATGGACAGACTTTATTCCATTTACCACCCTTTGACAAGACCATTGGTAACAATTTTGGTAAACCATCTATGATGATACCACAACTAATAATAGGTCGAGACTTTTGGGTTTTACAATATTCGAAAGCTAGTGACTTAGCATCTATAAGACAGCCTACTTGCATACCCCAGTTTAAATTATTAGGGTTTCCCCAGTACTGTATGGAGCAAGAACTATGATAGTGGCCTTGCACTGTTGGACAACCATATTGCTGTGCTACCTTTAACACGTTAGCTGACTTGCCATGACAGAAGTAAACCTCTTGACCATTGGACATGGTGATAAGAAGATCATCGTGCCACTTCCAACCAGTCCCTACTTGTAAGAACTCATTATAAGACTTCATGGCAGCTCTTGGCAAACCACTAGCCTTCTGTCTACGATAGACTAACGAACCATGATTACTGTCCATCAGATCTACTTTAGGAAACAGTTTTTCCATTTCATGTATGGTAGGTAGTGAGGCTTGATGTTCGGCACCTGCACTGTATAAATCAGGATCACTGTCGTGAAAACTTATGGCATGAGAATCAACTTCATCACCAATGTGTATAACACGATCAGGCTTGTACTTTTTTTTAATAGCAGTAAGAAATGAAATTAAATCTGGATGATGGTAAGGACAGTGTGTATCTGAAATAACTAGTATGACTGAGTTTTTAGACATACCTATTTATACACTACTTTACCCTATATGTGCAATACTAGCTAAATGATCTAATAATCAAGAATAACATCTGGGCAAATACGGTAATGCCAATAGTCCACACTAAAGTCCGTAATTGTCGCATATCTTTTTCGATATGAAATAGATGATTATCCTTGAGGGTATTGAGCTTATTATCCATTAGCTCTAGTTTACCCTCAATGCGGATAATGGCTTCTCTATTCTGACTTTCCGTCATCTTCAGCAAGTTCTTCTTTAGGCAGTTGAGCTTGAAGCTGTCCTGTCCAAAAATTTATTAAGATATCTAGGTCAGCTTTTTGCTCACCAAGTCTAATTAATTTATCAAAGACTCCTCTACCTTTATCAGATAAGGTAGTTTGATCGTATTCTTTATCGTTTATTGTAAACATTTTATCTCCTTAGTTTTAGCTAAGTGTACTTATATCAAAAGAACTGTCAATAGTTTCTACTACTACATCAGCAGTCCAGACTGTGTACTTTTTATTGTACATATCATCCCAATGTGCAACATCAAATAGACCTAGTATCTCAGCCTTAGTGTAACCACTAGGAGCTTTTGATGGTGTGTCTATTTTAACATTATCACTAAAGGTATGTGGATGAGTAGTCTTAGTATACTTATATTCAACAGACCATTCTATTACGTGTCCGTCAGCATTTTTTTTAGGGATTGCTTTTACCCATGCTTTAGTAGCATCA